TGACCCGCCTACAGCAATCTGTAGTAACACTGACACTACTCAATTGCAGGACAACATTGGTATAAATGAAGGAAAATGGATTCCTACCGATGCTTGTGGAAGAGCAAAAATGGGTGATAAAACTTTATTACAATGTGATGATAATACTGTAAATGTTGGTGACCCACACCCTACATTCCCTTGTAATGAAGCTATACCATTAGCTATATTGAAATTTTATCAGAAACATTGTGTAGAGGAGGACTGTAATGAAGATGAAGACACTGGTATATGCAAGAAATTACCTGATATGTTAGCACAGGAATGGTACGACCTTGACCAAGAATCACAACAGATGATTATGCAAATGGTTAGCAACTACATACCTAATTGTGGTTATAATCAAACCGGAGCTGATGAGGGGCAGTCAACAAATTGCTCTGAACACGAAACTGATTGCACTGAGAAAGTTCATGAAAATGAACTAGAAAAATTACGATATATGCAAATGGGTCTTCATAGTGAATTTTGGGGTTCACCGTATGCTCGTACTGCTTATCCATTGTATTGGGGTTCTGGAAATACTGTTCCATCTCCATTTTCAGTTTCTGGCAAATATCTTGCTGAAAATGAATACACTATTCTTGAAACTACTGCTATTTTATTAGATGGTAAATATAGAGAAAATACACTAGATTCAGGGGTATTTGAATATGTAGAAAAATATTCAAGAGCTGCTGCTGGTGGAGATTCAGTTGGATTAATGTGTTATAATTTCTGTTTACATACAAATCCATTTGATTTACAACCCTCAGGAGCAATGAATATGAGTAGATTTACTACGATTGAACTTGAATTAACTACTATTACACCTCCACTTGATTCACTAGCACAATACTCAACTATTTGTAGAGAAACTCTAAATTACGACGAAGAGGGAAATCAGATTCGTGGTTCTGAACAAATTGGAGTTAATAAAGCCAGTTGGAGTATATATGCTTACACTTACGATATACATTTTATGGAAGAACGATATAATATTGTTAGATTTGTAGGTGGTAATGTTGGTCTAGCATTTTCACGATAAATATATTTATAATAATTTTGAATAAATATATTTTATGGATTATCTTCATCTACACTCCCGAAAGTTTCTTCTTCATCACCTATTAATACTTCCCATGGGTTAGAAATTATATCTTCATTACTTGGAACCACAGTTGGTCCAAAGAAATATACACCAGCATCTCCAACTTGAGAGGAAGTGATATTCTTTCGATTCAAATGTCTTAATCTTCTAGAAATGGCTTTATTAAAAATATTATAATCATTAATTGTAAAATCGAAAAATCGTTTACCTCCAATCCATATATTAGAATTCTTTTTACATTCTCTTATAAAAAATCCAGCAAATCGTAATGATAATTTGATAGCGATTTCATTTTTAGGTACTCTATATCCATCATTCTCATATTCAAATGGAGGCTTTTCAGGATGAAATTGAACACCATATAGTGGAAAATCTTTCAACTCATAAGCAGATATATATTTTATCTTATTTTTACTAGTTAAACCAGTAGCAACAATATGTGCAATTTTTGAGAATAACTTACTAACTTTACTATTATATTCGAATGACAGAGAATGTGCATAAAATACACATGGTTCTTTATCCATGAGCTCAATTTCTTTATTTGTAAATAAGTTTTTTAATTTACTAGGTTCTTTTGTCCATTGTAAAGTATCACCACCATAATATCCTTCTCGTATTAAATAATTATCAAAATCATCTTGTTTTCTTAGAATTTTCTGCTCCATTGCAAATATTGCTGTCATTTCAAAACTCATACATGTGCACCATACTGGATAATAATTACCAATTTGGTTTTGGTATTTTGTGTAGTTTAAAATATATTGGACTGTTTCTTCAAATAAGATAAACTGTTTATGTGAATGCGACTTCTTGTTATCTATACCACCACCTATCATGACTACACCATTTAATTGTTTTAAAAAACCTTGTAAAACTTGTTTTGGTAAATTATATTCTAATGGAACGACTAAAGCTCCTGCGGATTCTATCCATTTAACATAGCTAGCAGCCATATACGATGTAATGTATGAATCACTGTCGGTTATAAATGGTGCTGTTAATATTCCAACAGTAATAGTTTTTTGTTTTATTGTTCTCTTTAATCTACGTGTTAATGTTTTTACCATATCATACTTTTTTCGAGTGCGATATTTTCTTTTTTTACGTATCATTTTCTTTTTTTTGTTTTTTGTTACATGATTCTTTTTCACATATTTTTTAGTTTTTCGCATAGTATATAATATTATGTGAAAATAATTAATTACCTGGAGATTCTGCATCTGCTGGTGGACAATTGCATCCTTGTAAATGATTTCCATACATACCTATATTGGCACCTAAAGGACCATTTACTTCAAACATCCCCGTAACTGATGGTCTTTCTTTATATTTAACCGTAAATTGTTGTAATGCTCCTTCAGCATCCGTTGGAAATTCAGAACCTGGTACACCATAATTATATGCAGAATTATATTTTGAAGAATCGCGAATTTGTTTTTGACGCCTTACTGCATTGTGTACACCATCTTGTAATTTGTTTGAAATTATTCCACCTGCTCTTGAAATATCATCTAATGTGCTCCCTGATGGATTTGGATTCATCATATAGTAATGATAGTGTATATCACCACAACACTCTGGTTTTATATCAGTTGTACTATTTTCAATAGGGTCTTGTGGGTCAATATATGGCATTGAATTTATATGTTCACTTACATTAATTTTATCAGGATCAATATCCTTTGTATCTAGACCGTCTTTATTGTTTTGAAAATCAGCAGTCTTAGCCATTTCATCACTTGGTCCAAACCCTGTATATTTTTGTAATCTTTGTGGTTGCTTAGTGTTATTTATAACTGGATTATCTAGTGTTGTATCATCACCCCATTCTGGATTCAAACTACCATCACAATTTACTCTAAATCTTGTTACTCCACAACCACTACATTCAGAATCATATCTACATGATGAATAAGATTCACTATTTGGACATTCATATGGACATGTTTTGTAACATCTACCTTGATTATCCTTTTCAACCTTACTATTACAATTACCATAAATCTTTTTAGCTGGTGAACACCCTCTAGTACATGATATACTCTCATCGGAATCATTCATTTCTTTAATATTAGTGTATGATTCACGTAAATATCGATTAGATATTCCAGCAATCAGTAATAAAGTAAATATTGCTATTGTTGAACATGTTAGTAATTTTACAAAATTTGACATATATAAATTAATAATATTAATTATTTACTAAGGATGTATTTAATTGTTGATTGACAATTCCAAAAGTTGTACATTTGGCCATATCTTTCAAATTCTTAGCCCCTATATATGTACAAGTACTTCTAATACCACCTAAATAATCTTGCACTATTTCACTTAATTTACCTCTGTATGGTATAAGTAATTCCCTGCCCTCTGATGCTCTATATTTGTTCATTGAACCATAATGTGTTTCCATGGCTTTCTTTGAACTCATTCCATGAAATCTCTTAAATTTTGTACCGTCTTTATTTGTCACCATATCACCCGGTACTTCATCGCATCCAGCAAACTGACCACCTATCATTACAAAATCCGCGCCACCACCAAAGGCCTTACTTACGTCGCCTGGACAGGTAATACCTCCATCTGCTATTATCTTTCCACCAACTCCATGAGCTGCATCAGCACATTCCATAACAGCTGATAATTGTGGCACACCTACACCTGTCTTCAGACGCGTTGTGCATGCACTACCAGGTCCAATACCTACTTTTACAACATCTACCTTTCCATTTAAAATAAGTTCTTCTACCATTTCTCTAGTAGCAACATTACCTGCTACTATTCTTTTATATGGAAAATGTTGTCGTACTTTTTTACAAAAATCAACTAATGCTTTAATATAACCATTAGCAATATCTATACAAATCCAATTACAATCTACTACATTTAAAATACTACATAATTTTTCGAAATCAGTATCTGATATTCCGGTTGATATCATGAACAAATCTGGGTTTAATTTTTTACCACCCCATATTGTTTCTCTATCACTATCAACTCTAATAGATGTATATGATGTAAAATCTTCAACATCATAAAATTTATGTAAAGCAGTAATAATATTATATTGAGATAAAACTTCATATACTTCAAAAGTACCAGTTGTATCCATATTAGCAGATATGATTGGAATTCCACTCCAAGAATCTTTTAAAACTGTATCTACAGGTTTAGCATATTCAGTACTTGTGGCAACTGTTTTAACAGTATTTCTTTCGAAATAAAACCTTCTTTCTAGATTTACTTCAGAACGTGAGCTCATGGATGAGCGTTTAGGTCGGATTAACACATTATTGTAATCAAGCTGTGGACGCCAATCAATTTTAGTCATCTCTATTATATTCTCATGTTAATCATTTTAACTTGTTTGTAAAATGATTATTTTATAGTTAATATATATATTATGAGCGATAATACTACTTCAGATACAGATTATATTGAAGATAAAGTTAATTCACAACAGGCAGCTGCTAGTAGTTTAAGTAAAACCCCAAACTATGTCGGATTTGTTATGACAATTATACAAAGTATGATTCAACTTATATTATTATTCTTCATTAGTGCAGGTTTTATTGTGAATATAAATAACCCAAAATATAGAGATTCCAATGGAGATTTTGTTAATTGGCCTGGTTCAGATATTAATGGACCTCCTTATGCTCCGAAACAGTCTAGTGGTGCACATGGTGGTTCTATGAAGAACAGTTTTTTATCATTTTTTGATTTATCCAAGTTTGGTACACCTTACAATCTTCCTGATATGCAAAAATTATTAGCTAAACAAAAACAACTTGATGAATATAATAAAACAGCTGATCATGCATCAGGGTCTAAACCACCTGATGTTACTGGAGTTGACCCGCAAGCACAATTATGGCCTTGGGCTCTAAGAATGACCGCGTTATCATATTGTTGGATGCGTTCGATATTCCAAGCTGGTTTATTAAGTATTATGCCTACAAATAATAGTAGTCACGCACAATTAAAAAACAGCGCTATTTTTGGACTTGCATGGGCTCCATTATTAATGATTTTTGCGGGTATGTTTTGGATTGCTCCTGTAATGACTATAATTGGAGCAATTATTTCAGTTAAACCATGGGGTTGGGTAGGTGGAGGAGGACTCCTATCATTATTCATGATGTTCTTCTTTCCTGGGTTTTTCTACTGTATAGGTTTATGTTGTGTACCAATGTTTACTGCTATGGTTAATGCATATATACAACCATTTTATTATTTGGGATTTTTATTAGAACCAATATTCAAAAACTTTCAAGAGGTTAAGGATGTTATGTTGTCTCATTCTCATGTAATTGGTATTGCCGGTATTGTAATTACAGTGTTGTCTGCTATTCAAAATTCGGTTAATGCACCTGGTTTTATTATTGGTGTTGTAATTATGGCTATAATTACAATTGTTATGGGACCTGGTAAACAACATATACAAGGTGCTATGAATAAAATGATGAGTTAAAAATTAACAACTTAAGTTTTTTATTATTTAAAAATAATTACATAATAAAAACTAATATGGGTAAAAAGAATAGGAATAAGAAAAAGAAGGGTGCTGTTCTGCCATTTGTGAGTGTATGTACACCCACTTTCAATAGACGTCCTTTTATAGCTTCTCTCATTAAATGTTTTGAAAATCAGAGATATCCCAAAGATAGAATGGAATGGATTATAGTTGACGATGGCACTGATAAAATTAAAGATTTAGTTGCTAATATACCACAAGTTAAATATATAGAATTAGAAAGTAAAATTACATTAGGAAAAAAGAGAAACATAATGCATGAACATTGTTCTGGAGAGATAATTGTTTATATGGATGATGATGATTATTATCCTCCTACTAGAGTAAGTCATGCTGTTGAAAAATTATTAGAGAATCCAAAAGCATTAGCTGCTGGTGCTAGTGAAATGTACATTTATTTTAAACATATTAATCAGATGTGGCAATTTGGACCATATGGACCAAATCATGCTACCGCTGGTACTTTTGCTTTTAAAAAAGAATTATTAGAAACTACAAGATATGACGATAATAAATCTTTGGCTGAGGAAAAAGACTTTTTGAAAGGGTATACTGTGCCTTTTGTTCAATTAGAACCAAAACATGTAATATTAGTATTCTCTCATAATCATAATACATTCGATAAAAAACGTTTGTTGGAAAATCCTGGTGAAAAAGCCAAACCCAGTGATAAAACTATTGATTATTTTATTAAAGAACCTGATCTTAAGGATTGGTTCTTAGATGTTATAGAGAAACAACTTGAATTATATGAACCTGGATTACCGAAATATAAACCGGATGTACTAGAACAAATTAAAGTTTTGGAAGAAGAATACAAAAAGAAATTGAATCTGAAGATACAACAACAAAATGCTTTTATTACTATGCATCGTAATGGTAAGTCACCAGTTAGTCTTTCTAAAGATGAAGTTGTTATGTTATTACAAGAACAACAAAATAAAATTAAACAGTTAATATCTCAAAATCAACGACTACAGAATTTATGTAATAAACAACAAG